GCTTTGCTCTTGGTATTGAATTTTCAGCGTCTAATAATTCCTGATAAAGTTCTCCTAAGTCCCTTACCTTTTCGCTCGATGCGTTAGGGTAAACAAACATTAGCCTCTCAAGCCAATCTTCTTTGGGAATTTGGTTTAATTCGATGAACTTTCTTAAGGTTAAATTAAAGTAAGCCTGTTTAATTCGCATAATCTAAAATATAAATCTAACCCCTCATAGTAACATACTTGCCTTTCCGGTTCTCGTTTAGCTTCATTAGTGCAAGGTAGCGTAGTGAGTCTATCAAGTGATTGTTAAAGTCAATAGGCTCGTTTATCAATTTACCCGCCTTATCTTGCTTCCATTTGTAGGTCTTGAACTCTCTGGTAAGATTTGAGCCAATTAAAACTATCTTAAACCTTCGTAAGATGTCTATTGAGTTTAAGATTGAGTCCTTGCCCTTTTGCGTAGGTTTGATGTTCCAACCCATTCTGTAAACTTCCTCGATTGATTTAGGTTCTGCACTATCGGCAAAGAACTCATCTCTATTTGTGGCGAAGTCTTTTAGTCTTGAACTTATGTCTTGATTCGTTAAACCACGTTCATAAAGATGTTCCTTTACATAGAGCGTGTCATCTCTTTTCCAAACCCCTACGACTGCACTTGGGTCGTTAGTGAATCCCCAATCTAATCCAAACCCGATAAACTTTGCACCCTCTGGAATTACAACTCCTTCACTCCAATTGTTGAAGACTAAACCTACTAACTGCCCTCGCTGACCTAAGCCAAATATCTTCCAATACTCTGGGTCTGCACTTGCTAAGTTTTCAATCTCCCTCTTAAGTGAATCGGGTAAGTGTGGGTTGTCTTTGTAGGTTGTGATTAACAATCCTGCGTCCTCTCTTGGAATCACCTGGTCATAAATCCAATGTTCGAAGTCTGAGGGATTGTAGTCGATTATTATCTTACCGGTGGTTCTTAAGACTAATTGCCTCCAATCTTCCAACTCTAATTCGTTTCCCTCATTGCAGAAAAGAACGTTTCTTTTGCGACCTCTAATCTTTTGCGCATCGTCTGTACTGAAGAACTCAATTAGATTCCCATTAAGTGTATAGGTGTTCTCGCTTTTGTTGTGGTACTTTTCTTCGTACAAACCCACCTCTTTAAGTATCTCAAAGAAATCTCTCATTGCACTTGTCTTAAGTGCGGGCAACGTCTTCCTAACTATCGAGTAGGTCAAACCTTTATAAGTGGTTGCCGTTCTGATTATCCATTGCAGAGCAGAATAGGTTTTCCCCGTCAAGAACGTGCGCCGCCCTGAAGGACAAGCACACGTTTTGTTTTGCTTTGTTGTTCGATGAATACTAAATTAGGGTTAAATTTTGACATCAGTCCAAATGTTTTTATTGTTTACTATATCTTGAATATGCTTTTCAGAAACTCCATACTTTTTAGCCAAGTCTAAACGCCCATAATTTCTTTTGGCTTTGGCAATGGTTCTTATTTCAAATACATCTTTCTCGGTTAATTTTGATTGAGGATTTTTGCTGCCTTTTAAACCTTGTGCTAAATTATTTTTAAAAGCGTGAATAACATTTTCAGAATGAGTAACCCATTCTAAGTTATTAACACTATTATTTAATTTATTCCCGTCTTTATGATTAACTTCTAATTTTGGGTTTTCATTCAAAATAAAATGACCAGCAACCAACCTATGAACTTTAAACGTAGTTAGCCTTCTACCTTTACACAAAGCAACCCTAAAATATCCGTTATTATCAATAGCGGGTTTTAATACCCTTTCTTTAATATTTAGTTTTCTTTTGCCTTCGTGTGCATTTACAACTCTTGCTAAAGACTTTATTAATCCATAGTTAGATACTTGGTAATAGCCTTCATAACCTTTAATGTCTATATATTTTTCCATACACAAATATAAGGTAAAGTTTTTACTTTAGTGCTATTTTGTTCCACCTTTATTTAATTTCGCCCTTCAACCAATCTGGCGCATCACTTATCTCAACTTTGGTTTCGGTCTTCTCGGTTAGTCCGTTAAGTCGTTGAGTTATAGATGGATTGTAAATGCCAACCATACCTCCGTTTATTTGGTCTGCCCTACACGCTTTTCTAATTGCGTGACAGATAGTTAAAAAGTCGGTGTATGCACCATTTGTATTTGCAAAATAATGACTTAAATCCCCTATAATTGATTTTTCATATAGCCAATTTTCAAACCCATCTATTGTAAGTGGTTTTTCTTTTGTTCTAAATACCTCTACTCCATCCTTACCTACAAAATCTTGAACCAATGTAGGGTTTGATTTTACATAGTGTTTGTACTCTTCAAATAACTCCATTAGTTTTTCTGGAGATTCTATTTTTTTTGCAGCCATTACTTTAATAACTTTTTATAGATTTCAGTTCTTTTAATGTTCAACTTCTCAATGTTCCAATTGTCTTTTACTTCGTTGTAGAGATTAGTAGATAGTTCGGTTCTTAGTTCCTCATTATTAATAAGTTTCTTCATTGCCTTGTACCAATCTTTCTTGTCTACAAATATACAATTTTTGTTATTTAGTCCTATATTTTGATAAACAGGGTTTTCACTTACGATAACTGCCAAACCTTTAGCCCCCATTTCCAACATCTTGAGATTAGATTTACAAATGTTAAACTCGGTATGTCTTAAAGGAATTAGACCGATGTCCATAGCATCGTAAGCACTTGCATAGGTGTTAGTGTCCATTGCGTTTATTCTTGCGTATTGGTTTACGTCTATCTTCCAATTTGAGGTAAAGACTTTTTCGTAGTAGTCCCAAGTTGGGTCTTTTTCTACATAACCAGAAAGAATTAATCTGTACTTATCTATTAAGTCTTGGTCGTGTAGTAATTCATAAAAGGGAATATCTAATAACTCAACGTCTTCTTTGTGGGTTATCGAACCACTCCAACCAATGTGAACCATATCTGGGGATTTTAACTCCCTTACCTTGTCATCTACTTTGAATTGCGGTTGTTCGAAGTCTATTCCGTTTGGGAGAACTTCTACGTTTTTGTTAAAGTTCCCTATTATGTTAGCTAAGTAATCAGTAGTAGTAGTTACTAAGTTCGCTTGCTTTAGATTGTAGAGGATGTGTTCTGCTCTCTTACCTCTTTTCCACTCGTTAAACATCGGATGACTATGAGGAAGAACCCAAGTATCATCTCTATCTATTACTACCGGTATGCCGATTCTTTTAAGTTGCTTCCAAAGTAGTTCTTGGTTTCCCAACTTACTGATGACTGAACTTGAAACGATAAGGTCGTAATCGTGAAAGAATGAATCTGGCTGATGGTCAATTGAAGGTATGGCGGTTACTTGTTCATATTGTGAATGAGGTATTAAAATTCTGTGATACTCTACTCCTGTAACATTTTGTGGACAAACTAAAAGTATTTTCATTGGAAGTGTTCTCCTTTAAAGTGTTTTGCAAACGATTTACTTCTATCCCATTCGATTTCGATAGGGTTTTCAAAGCTAAATCTTAATGCGGTTTCGACATCCGCATAAGTGAACCCTTCCGCCTCTGCTTTTGGTTTTAGGTGCTGACAAATAAAAACATCGCCTACCATTCCGTTGTATTCTTGAACCGAAATCCAATCAATAAACCTCTTACTTATTATTGAGCATCCCATATTCCCGACTCTTCCTCCGTTAATTAAGTTCCAATCTTTATGCCACGGAGCGCCTATGTAATCAAACTTCATAAAGTCATAACTCCATAAATCAAAGTTAATCGGGTAGCCGTCTGTTTCCAAAAACATCATATACTTAGTAGTAAAATATTTGCTTAAACCTTTGACTTGAAACCTCATAGCCTCCTCATAAGTTAAAGGGTCAATCTTATGCCATAACCCTACATAGCTTTGAGGCTCATAAGGTGATATTATTCTAATCGGATTGTCAAGATTTGTCGCTAAGTAAATAGATAGCCTTCCTGCTATGTCCGCTCTTGCGTGAGAGTTATCCCCACTAAAAATAATAATCGTTAAGTCTTTTATCGTCATATTAAATTATTTTGTTTTAAAGCGTATTCAAAACCTTCTTGATTGTACATCTCAAATCCTTTTGTAATTACATTAGGGCAACCATAGTAAACTTCTAACAATCTATTTGCATCGCATTGCTCGGCTATTGCATAACACATTGATTGATTGCCGATAAATAATTCAGCGTTTTGAATAAAGTTTTTTAATTCTAAAAAGTTGAGGTGTTTTACGTATTCTAACTTATCCACTTTTGCCTTCATTAGCTGATATTCTATTTCAGTTCCGACAAAGTAAATAGGTACTGATGCTCTATTGAGAATTGAATAGTCAAGTTGACCGTTGTTATATCTTTCTGAACGATTAACAACAATGTAGCCGCCTTTTGGGAAGTGATTATAATTGAAGGTTCTACAATAATTATAATTTTCTTGCAATTCTGGGTAAGCATACAAATACCACTTCTTAATGTCTCCCGCACCTAAATTGAATCCAACTTCCCTAAACTTGTCGAAGTCATAGTCTACCTTTTGGTTCGTGTAAGGTAAGACATCGTAGATAAAGTAGCACTCAAGTAGTAGTGGCTTGAGATTGTCGAACATATATTTATTGAGCATAACTCCTCCGAGCGGATGTTTGAAACTTGGATGAAGTTGGATAGGCACATCTAACTTTAGAAACAAAACTACTTGTTCATCGTGAAGTAAACTTACCGACCTTACCGCATTTAATGAATAGATAATATCCCCCGCATTACCAGAATGTTTGATTTTAATCATTTTCTTCTTCTCCTATGCTTTATTGTTGGTTGTTGTGTAGTTTCTATTGGTTTGGGTTGGTTGGATTGCTCATAGTGCTTAAAAACACTTTTTATCAATTCATTAATGCAAGATGCACAACCCATATTCCGAAACGCAAACCCAAAGTGTTTAGCGTGGTACTCTTTTAAGACTTCCAAGTCTAAGTTTGTGAATTGTGAATAGTGGTCTGTCTTATACACCTCCCACTTTGGCAAAAGGTCTTCTATCATTTGTTCAGTTGTTTAAAGATAAATGAGTTAATTACCGCACAAAGGCAAGCAAGTAGAAAGCAGTTGTAGGTAGGTTCGAAGAAAACTACTAACCCTATCCAAAAGCTAAGACAATAACCACATCCAAGTGGTTTAGTAGGCATCTCTTTAAAGAGTT